CTGAACACGGTGCCGAAGTAAACGGCGGAACAATCGTGACAGGTGGTGCAATGGGTGACTTGAGTGGTTACACATTAACATTGAGCGCACAAGAACAAGTTCCGGCGAACTTCTTGGAAGGTGCAACCGAAGCAGATCCATTTGGTGGGTTAACTTCAACGGTTACCGTAACGGCGGGAACGAATTCATAAGAATTTTTTCATTTGATTTTAAAGGGGTGTCCATTTGGATGCCCTTTTTTATTATAACAAATTGAAGGTTTTTTTATTATATTAATATGATAATCTTACAAGAATCCGGATCGTCGCAAACGATAAATTTTATCCCTCGGGAATATACCCAAGGAACGACATACAATGTCAAGATCACAAACGAATCTTCAAATTCAAATGTGTATAATCAAGACGTGACGACATTTGCGGAAAATCTTTATTATTACCAACATTCCGACACATTCAGTTTAAAAGAAGATACATTTTATCTTTTAACAATTACATCGTCGGAAATTGTGTTTAAGGACAAAATATTTTGCACAAATCAAACCGTTTCAACATATTCGGTCAATGAATCGGAATACACACCGCACACAACAGAAAATGAATTTATATTCTTATAATGGATAATACACACATCATAAATTTGTCGTCATATGTTAAACCCAAAGTCATTGAAGACAAAAGGAAAGATTGGGTTGCTTATGGGGACGATAATAATTATTATCAATACCTTATTGATTTATTTGTCAATTCAACGACAAACGGCGCAATCATAAACGGTATTTCTTCAATGATTTACGGAAAAGGAATTGACGCGCTTGATTCATCTTACAAACCGGATCAATATGCGGCGATGAAATCGATCTTTAGTCATTCATGTATACGTAAGGTCATTCTTGATTTTAAAATGCTTGGTGAAGGCTCATTTCAAGTTTTAAGACGTGATGGTAAGGTTGTAAGTGCTGAACATTTTCCAAGACAAACTTTGCGCGCTGAAAAGATGAACGAAGACGGTCAAATTGAAGCATATTATTATCACCCGAAATGGAATGAGGTAAAACATAACGAGAAACCAAAAAGAATTGCGGCATTTGGTTTTGGAAACGGAAAGGAACCCGAAATCAAAATCATCAAAAGATACATTTCTGGTTACGATTATTATTGCCCACAAGATTACGAAACGTCATACGCGGAACTTGAGTGTGAAATTTCCGATTATCTTATCAATGACGTGAAAAATGGTTTTTCCGGTACAAAGGTCGTGAATTTCAACAACGGAATTCCGGACACCGAAGCGCAAATTCGTGTCAAAAATGACGTAATGAACAAACTTACCGGTTCCAAGGGTGAAAAGGTAATTGTTGCATTCAACAACAACCAAGAATCAAAAACCACGGTTGACGATTTAGCATTAAATGACGCGCCAAGTCATTATGAATATCTTTCACGAGAATGTCAAAACAAACTTATCATTGCGCATCGTGTAACGTCACCGCTTCTTTTAGGAATGCGAACGGAAAACAATGGTCTTGGATCAAATGCCGACGAAATAAAAACGGCTTCATTGTTATTTAACAACGTCACGATAAGACCATATCAAGATATGATTTGTGAAGCAATGGACGACATCCTTGCGGTCAACGACATATCTTTAAAATTATACTTCAAAACACTTCAACCGTTGGAATTCATTGAAACTGACAACGCAATCACAGACGAAGCACGTGAAGAAGAAACCGGGGTAAAATTATCCAAGGATTTCAGCGACGAAGAAGGCGACAATATGATTGATCTTCTTGTTGGTGAAACAATGGAAGAATATGAACTTATTGGAAAACGTGAACACAAAGAAGAAAATGAAGACTTGGAAACTTGGACGAAAAAAGTCATCGACGGAATGGTCGAACTTGAATCCGTAAAATCAAAACCAAGCGATGAATCGTATCTTGACAAATCAGTTTACAAGGTTCGATATGCTTACGAAGAAAAATATACAAGCGGCAATTCAAGGAAGTTTTGTAAGGACATGATGGCAAGAACGCGAAACGGTGTTGTTTATCGTCTTGAAGACATCGATAAGGCGTCACGTGAAGGATTAAACAAATCACACGGACACAAGGGACAACCTTATGACATTTTTAAGTACAAAGGCGGGGTTTCATGTGGGCATTTTTTCGAAGAACGATTATATCGTCTTAAAAAGAAAGACGGCGAATATGTCGAAGATAAGGCATTGTCATCGTCTGAAGAAGTCGACACAATACCAAAATCATATCGTCCAAGACCGGCGGGTCACAAGGAAGCCAAGAAGGCACCCAAAGACATGCCGAACAACGGACATCACCCAAATTTTAAATAATGGCGAAAGGACTATTCATTTCACGGAAAGACTTGGTAAAATTCACAAGTTTAGGTGGTAACATCGACACCGATAAATTCATTCAATATGTGCTTATTGCCCAAGAAATAACAATTCAACAATTGCTTGGAACGGATTTATATGAAAAAATTCAAACCGACATTGAAGGGTCGTCATTGAGTGGTCACTATTTGACATTGGTTGAAACATATATAAAACCCGTTTTAATTCATGCCGCAGCGGTTCAATATATTCCGTTCGCTTCTTATACATTCGGGAACAAAGGTGTTTTTAAACACACATCCGAAACCGGGGAATCGGTATCAAAAGAAGAAATCGATTATCTTGTCGAAAAAGAAAGATCGGTGATGCAATTTTATGCGGACAGATTGATTGATCATTTAAGTTTTGAAGCCCCTTCGAAATATCCCGAATACAACACAAATTCAAATGATGACGTGAATCCAATCACGGGACAATTTTACACTGGATGGGTATTGTAAGGACATATAAACCAAAAGAAAAAAACGTCGTCAAATTAAAAACATTTTTGACTTCGTTATATAACAAAAAGGACAAAAAATAATTATTATAGTATGGCATTTGGATCAATTTATTCGGTTACTTGGTGGGGAAACGCAAACGAAGCGAACGGATGGGGTATTGTTTACCCATTGACCGCCGGTGGATCATATTTGACGGTTGACACAAACACAATTTCAGCCGACACAACATCAATAAAAGCAGACGCAACAGAAATATAAAAAAAATAAAATGGCTAAACAAACAGTAAATATTGGAACAACTGCGAACGACGGAACGGGAAGTCCCCTTCGTACTGCATTTGATTTTATTAATGACAACACGAATGAAGTTTATGCGCTTCTTGGAAACGGGACAACTTTGTCAATAAGTGGTGACGCAACCATGTCAGCGGGTGCAGTTACAATCGCAAATGACGTGATTGATCACGACAACCTTTCGTCAAGATATTCGACAAAGATTGAAACATCACACGCAACGGGTGCATTGTCCGTTGATTGGTCTGCGGGAACAACGATCGAATTCACAACTGCGATCACGGCAAATATTGAACTTGATTTCACAAACTTCAAACAAGGTCAAGTTTTAGATATTTATGGATTGACCGGTGCGTTTACGGTGACATTAGATTCCGACGCGGCAACATCTGAAACATTCAATCTTGTTGGCGGTGGTGCTTACGATGGTGCATCAACAAATTATTTGCAAGTTGTTTGCGTGGACGATTCGGCGGATGCGGTTTTCAATTATTCAATTTCAACATACGCAAGCGACACAATTATTGGTGATTAATAATATTTAAAAAAAATAAAATGGTAGCAATAGACATAAACGGATCAATCAAAACTTACAATTCAGTTCCAAAAATATGGGGAAACATAATTGGTGTGAATTATATGTCGGATTCGGATTTGGAAACAATTGGTTTTTATTCAGTAGTAAGACCAACAACAAAACAATCCGAACAACTTGGCGACATATATTTTGATACTGACAATCAAGTGTTCACTTATCCGGTTGAATCAAAAACATACACCCAAACGGTTGCGGAATTAAAAGAACAAAAGATTGAAAATCTTAAACATTTATACAATTTACAACTTGCAAAGACTGATTGGTACATTATTCGTGGTCAAGAAGGAATTTTGGTTCCACAAAGTATCGCAGACAAAAGGTCGCAACTTCGTGAAGAATGTACTTCAAAAGAAAATGAAATTAATAATTTAACAACAAAGGCAAGTATTATTGATTACGAACTTCCAAATTTTATATAAATGGGATTAAATAAAAGACTTTTTGGACACGAAGCAGCTGCAGCAAGTTCTGACGTTGATCCGTTTAATGATTCAAGCGGATTGGCATTATATAAATTTGATGGAACTGCCGATGATGACGGCGGTAATTACAATGGGACTTGGTCTGGTGCAACAAGATACGCAACTGGCAAAATTGGTCAAGGAGCAGATTTTCGAGGTAGTACAAGTGATTATATAAGTTTGGGAACAAATTTTGGCTTACATAGTATAAATTTTTCAATTTCATTTTGGGTTTATGCAACAAATACTGGAAATAATCAATATTGGATTACTTCAAACGGTGCGGGAACAAATTGTCACACGAATCTTCATATCGGTAGGGATTCTTCACTTGGCAAATTAAGATTTGCAACATTTTGTTCAGATGTTATATCAAGTGCTAATATGAATTTTAATGTTTGGGAACATTGGACATTAACTTATAATAGGTCATCTGGAGGTGAAAGAAAAATTTATAAAAACGGAAACCTTGATAAAACTCAAACTCAAGCACAATACATAGGTACTGACAACATACAAATTGGCGGTGGACGTTATTGGTTTAGTGGTGGTGACCCAGCTTATGCAATTCTTGATCAAATTAGGTTTTTTAATAAGGTATTGTCGGCATCTGAAGTTTATTCGTTGTATACTAGTATAGACATATAAAATGGAAGATTTAAAAATTGCAATGACGAACTTGTTTGCCCTTGGATTAAGTGTTTCCGATGCGAATGAACTGCTTCAAGGTTTCAGTTTAGGACTTGCGATTATATATACATCAATCAGTATTTACAAAAAACTCAAATAAATGGCTGCAAAATTCGATATTAATAATGACGGCAAACCGGACTTCAGTATTTCAATTCCACAAATTGTGACGTTGCTTGCGATGTTTGCTTCAATTGTTGGTTCTTATTATACATTAAACGCCCGTGTTGATGCCGTGGAAACTGCGACAAAAAAACTTAAAGAAAACGAACAAAAATACACTTGGCCAAACCAAAGGAAAACGGAAGAAGAAATCCGTGATCTTGAAGGTGAAATGCGTGCATTTATGAAAGACATTGAATATTTAAGACGTGACGTCGATAAAAAGAAAAGATAATGGATAAAATAAAAGATTACGGTCGAAAGGCATTTGAATGGACAAAAGAATGGTATGTCACAAATTGGAACGGTGGAATTTTTGATCGTGGGAAAACGATATTCATTTCATTTGTTGTTTTAATGTTATTGATTAAAATCATTTCTTCTTTATGAAATACTTCAATATTTCTGAATTCGATTCAAACGATCACCCCGGATCGGGGACAAACATGGACACAAGATTCCTTGAAATGTTGGACAACGCTCGTGAAATTTACGGAAGGTCAATGCGTATCAATTCGGGATATCGCACGATTTACAAAAATCAAGAAGTCGGTGGGAAACCAAATTCAACGCATTTGCAAGGAATCGCGGCGGATGTACATTGCAACAATTCCCGTGATCGACACGATATGGTTAACGCATTCTTGCAGGCCGGGTTTTCGCGTCTTGGGATCGGAAATACATTCATTCATATCGATTCCGGCGACATACATTCAGATAAGGACGCAAACGTCATTTGGACATACTAACACCACGGGATCAACGATATGGATAAGAAAAAATTCAAGGACACCGATGTCGGAAAATTCTTATTAAGTAAAATCCCAAACGTTGTCGGTGCGATCGCCGGACAGTCACCCATTGGAAATGTTATTCAAGCAATCATTGGTGGATCAGATATGTCAGACGCCGACAAACAAGTTGCACTTGAAAAATTAAAAAATGAACGTGCTGAAATTGACGGCATCACAAGAAGGTGGGTTGCAGACGCAAGAAGCGCTTCGTGGTTGGCTCAAAACGTTCGTCCCCTTACATTGGCATTTTTTTCAATTTCTTACGTTGTAGGGTGGTTTTATGGTCTTGAATTGTCTTCAATTACCGGTCTTTTGTCAGTTATTGTGGGTGGGTACTTTGGATCAAGGGGGGTCGAGAAGGTCTTTGGAAACAAACTTCACAAATAATGGCCAAGGGTATAAATTATAAACATTCTTTAAAACCTAAAAAGAAACGTCCCGGAATTCATTCGAAGTCCAAGCAATCACAACTTAAAACATCAAAAAATTATATTAAAAAATATAACGGTCAAGGTCGTTAATGTTAACAATATATTTTTAAAACTTATTGATTATTAAAAAAAATTCATCGACCTTTGGTGGGTAAGTGGTAAACAAATGTTTAATTTTATAATAAATAAAAACAAATGAGTGAAGAAATGACGATTCGTAAATTAGCAGAAAAAATCGCAAAAGATTTTAATTTAAGTGTTCTTGAAAGAACAAATCAACTTTTGGAATTGGATGCAATTCAATACACGAATCTTGGAACAGATTCAAAAAAATACGAAAAAAATAAAGTCAAATCCGATTCAAAATTTATTTATAATCAATTAAAAGGTTTCAATGAAACCGACGGCAATTTATTGCTTAATCACTTGGATAAATAGACTTAATCGGAAATTAATTGCTTAATCGTAAAACGATGCCGAAGAATTCAAAGAAGCCGACACGATCAAAAATCGTTAAAAAACTTGACGTAATATTCAGCCAATATATAAGACTTAAATATTCGGACAATCGTGGAATGGTAAAATGTTGGACGTGTGATCGCGAGTATTTTTGGAAAAACATCCAAAATGGACACTTCCAATCAAGACGTTCTTATGCTACGAGATGGGATGAAAATAATTGTCGTCCCCAATGTTTGAAATGCAACATGTACGATCAAGGAAGACAATATGAATTCGGTTTAAAACTCGGTGAAGAACTCGCACAAGAAATGCATATTAAATCACAACAAATTGTTAAATTTACATCCGATGAATTAATCGAAAAGATTGATCATTATACGTCGGAAGTTAAACGGATGACGTAATTGTGTTTTTTTTTGTTCATAC